ACCAACGCAAAGGGAATAATCGTGTAGCATATTCGGCTGTCATTGGAAGATTTAATATTAAATTATTAAAACTCATAAGAAAAGATATAAAGGAGATTTTAAAGAGAGCATTTAAGGGGGAAGGAAGAGTTGAATAAAGTTATATTAATGGGACGTCTTACGAAAGACGTTGAAATGCGTCAAACTCCGAACGGTGTTTCGCTTGCGAGATTTTCGATAGCAGTAACACGACGATTCAAAAATTCAAACGGTGAATATGACGCAGATTTTATCAACTGCGTTGCATGGCGTCAGACAGGTGAATTTATCGCAAGATATTTCCAAAAGGGCAGTATGATTGCCATAGTCGGAAGTATTCAAACAAGAAGTTGGGACGGTAATGACGGTAAAAAGCAGTATGCGACAGAAGTTATTGTAGATGAGGCGTACTTTACCGGTTCAAAATCTGAAAGTAGTACAGGCGGTAATACCGATTTGTCTGATAGCAGTTTAGATGATTTAAACAGTCAATACGGTGAGGATTTTGCAACAATCGGTGATGAAGAAGATTTGCCGTTTTAAGAGGTGTAGTGTATGAACAACGGAATTAACTACTTTCCGCTGAACGTACATTTAGATGATAAATTTGAATTAATCGAGGCTGAATTTGGACTGAAAGGGTTTGCGATAGTCGTTAAGTTGTTCCAAAAGATATACGGACAGCAAGGTTACTATTGTGAATGGACAGAAGACGTTGCATTATTGTTCGGAAAGAATGTAGGTTTGGGTGGTGATGCCGTGTCCGAAATAGTGAGAGCCGCGATTAAAAGAGGTATATTTGACAGTGAACTTTATGACAAGTATCAAATCTTGACTTCGAGAGGAATACAAGAAAGATACTTCGAGGCAGTCAGTCGCCGTAAAGAAGTTGAAGTCAGAAAAGAGTACCTCTTAATTAAAGTCGACCAAATTTATAAGAATGTACGCATTTTAAATGAAAATGTAAACATTTCAAGCAAAAATGTAAACATTTCCGAACAAAAGAAAGTAGAAGAAAGTAAAGTAAAAGAAAAGAAAGTAGAAGAAAGGGAACTGCCACGTCTGCCTGTAAGAATTGTTAAGCTATATGAGAACAATATAGCACCTTTGACACCGATTACACTGCAAGGCTTAGATGATTGGCTGAATGATATGTCGGAGGATGTTGTTATATACGCAATCGAAGAAGCTGTAAAGAACAACAAACGTAATTACAGGTACATAGAGGCAATACTTCGCAATCATTTTAATGCGGGACGTACTACCCTTGCGGAAGTGCAAGGTGCAAAGAAAACATACCACAAAGGGAATGAACAAAGCGTATATGATGACAACGGTGTTGATTATGACGAACTTGAAAAAATAATGAGGGAGCGAATGTAGTGGTAATATTAGCAATAGACCCCGGTAATGCACAAAGCGGTTGGTGTGTTATTGACGAGGAAACAATGAAACCGCAAGATTTTGGAAAGACCGATAACAACGAATTGTTAGACAGTTTTGAACGTCTGATAAGAGTATATCAAGTAGACGTTGTTGTTATCGAAATGGTGGCGTGTTACGGTATGCCGGTTGGACGTGAAGTGTTTGATACTTGCGTTTGGATTGGTAGATTTACAGAAAAATCAAAGCAATTACAAAAGGACGTTCAATACATAACACGCAAAGACGAAAAAATGAATATTTGTCACAGTATGAAAGCCAACGACGCAACTATTCGTAGGGCTTTGATAGACAGATTTGCAAAGCACGACTTGAAGAACGGCAAGGGAACGAAGAAAAGTCCCGATTGGTTTTACGGCTTCAAAAGCGACATTTGGGCGGCTTATGCAGTGGGGATAACGTGGATTGATGTGGAGGAATAAGACAATGACTATTAAATTACCAATGGACGTGGAAATAGAAATGAATACGCGTTTGCCATATGATTTCGATGATATTATTCGCAAGACATTTAAAGAATATTTAGGCGAAGCAAAAACAGAAAATTTAGATTTTAATAAATTAAAATTTATAGACCTTTGCATTGCCTCGATCCGCAACTCGAAAGACGCAAAAGAGGCAGTTCAAGATATAATGCTCGAGCAAACAGAAATCAGATTAAAAATGTTTAATCAATTTCCGGAAAAAAATTCGTTTTTTAACATGAATTTTATGGCTCATTACTATGAAATGGGTAGAGCAAGCGCATTACTGCATACTGGATATAGCAGTAATGACATAGAAAATGAAACTATTATGAAAGTGGTTATAAGAATTATAAAAGTGGTTAGTGATTTTGAGGAGGAAGAAAATGGCGAAGAAAAAGAGAATTAAAATCGGTGCTATGTACCGAGAATACGGCGAAATGGAAGGAGCATTGTGCCGTGACTGTTGCAATTTTATAACGATAACAGCCGACGGAAAACGTCATTGCAAATGCAGGGCGTACGGCATAACGAGAGAGGCTAATACAAACTGGTACGGCAAATATGAGGCGTGCGGATTGTATAACACACCGGTCGATAAAAAGTATAAACCGATATTTGAAGGAGGAAATGAGTAATGAATACACCATTAATTAAACCGAGTTTGATTTATTTAATTAATTTGTGCGACAATTTCAAAACTGCATTGTTTATAGTTATGCTTGTAGTGGGATTTGCTGCAGCTGTTAGTCTTTATGAATATCTTAACGAAGAAGAGGAACGACGATACTTTAGTAAGCGGTTTAAAATACTCATTGTCGCATTGATAAGTAGCTTAGCGGTGAATATCGCATTACCAAGCGAGAAAACTTGTTACACAATGCTTGTCAGTTCACAACTAACACCGCAGAACATCCAAAGCGTCGGTAATGATTTGAAGTCTGCGGTAGATTACATATTTGAGAAGATAAATGAGTTGGAGGAATAGAAAATGTATAATGAATTAAAGCCGTGTCCATTCTGCGGAGGCGAGGCGGAATTATATCAATCATATTGTGGCTATTATCAGATAGAATGTCACCAATGCAGTGCAAGAAGTTGCACGGCAGTAGAAAAAGAGAGCGTAATAAGCAACTGGAATATGCGTTCAACAACAGAAAGAAAATCAAAGACTATGACGCTTGATGAGGCGATAGAACATTGCAAAGAAGTCGCAACTAAAAATTGTTCGGAATGTGCAGAAGAACACAAGCAACTTGCAAATTGGTTACGCACGCTAAAGTATTTAGAAGAAAATGCGGTTATGCCAATACACAAAAAGCAAGATTGGTTAGACATAGCGGAACACTACGGTATTAAACAAATTCCGGTAGCGATTGAAGAAATGGCTGAATTAACACAAGTGTTGACTAAGTATTTGAGAATATCACAAGGCGGTCAGTCTGTACTAAAATTAATGTTCGAAGTTCAAGACAGCATAGAGGAAGAATTATCGGACGTAATTGTAATGATGATACAGTTGCAATATTTATTTAACATTGACAATGACACAATAAACAAAATTGCAGACGAAAAACTGAAAAGAACGTTAAAATTAATGGAGGAACAAAAATGAAGTTTAGAACAAAACCGTGTGAAATTGAGGCAGTACAATGGGAAGGGCATAACCTTGATGAAATTATAAAATTTACAAATGGATTAGAAAAACATATTATCCGTGTAGAGGGCTTAGAGCCTGTTATATTTATATCAACATTAGAAGGTGATATGAAGGCAAGCGTCGGCGATTACATCATCAGAGGACTACGAGGGGAATATTACCCATGTAAGCCTGATGTGTTCCACGCGAAGTACGAGCCGTGCGAATAAGAGATGACGATATGAGAACTGAACAATTTGAAAATATCATAAACAAACGCATAGAAACGTGTAAAAGCGTTCTATGCAGTAAAGCAGAAGAATATGCAACCGATGATAGATTACATAATTTCAAAGTGGCAGGTAAATTGCAGAAATGCACAGCAGTTAAAGCGTTAGGTGGTATGATGGCAAAGCATACTGTCAGCGTGTACGATTTGATAGATGATTACGACACAGGTGTTTCAATATCAAAAGCTATGTGGTGTGAGAAGATAGGCGACAGTATCAATTATTTGTTGTTGCTTACGGCATTGTTGGAGGAGGATCTAAAAGATGACAATTAAAGATATATATAATTTAATGGATATGTGCAGACGTTTTAAGTTTGAAAGTTCCGATACAAGTGGAAAAAGTCCCGAAGAAGTTAGAGCGTATGCAGAGGGATATATCCGTTGCAAAAGTTGCGTTATGGCAGTATTAAGCACAATGAAAGACAGAATGGAAAGAGCAAACGAGCCTACAAAGGTGTTAATCGAAGATTGCGATTTCTCTGTGCGTACACATAACTGCTTGAAACATGCCGGAATGAAAACACTCGGTGACATCAAGAGTGTTGAGCAGTTGCAGAATGTAAGAAATTTAGGCAAAAGATGTGTAGGTGAAGTGATTGACAAACTAAGAGAATACGACATTGAACTACCGGAAAGTGAGGGACAAAAATGAATTTGATAAAGTGGATTAAGAAAAGAAAACAAGAAGAATTAAAAAACAAGTTTTATAACTATATAGAAAATGCAAAGCACAATATAAAAATAGCAATAAACAGTGATGTGGCGGAGTTTTGGTATGCAAAAGCGCTCGGAGCATTGGATTTAGCCGGAAACATAGGTATGATAGACTTTTACGAACAAATTAAGATAGGAAATGAGGTTAGGATTATATGGAGGAATAATAAATGAAAAGAAGATTTATAAAAATAATTGGAATATTGATGATGTTTTGCATAGCAGTAATGCTGACGGCGTGTTCGGAGGCGGAAATGGTAAACTACAATATGTCAAAACAGGCAGACTATTTTGAATGCGAACGAAAAATCACCGTTTACAATGCACGAACAGATAATATCGTGCTTGAGGCGGAGGGATATATGAGTATATCCAATAATACAACTAACGAATTGGTGATAACTGTTAAAACGGGTGAGAATTCGTATAAGAAAAACTATGTGTATTTAAACGAATACACAATGTATGCAGTTGAAGATATTACAGGGACACATACAGACCCATATCATTACAAATTGTATTGGCACACGCACGAGGGTGTGAGCGTTGAGGTGAAATAAAATTAAGGAGGAAAAGTAATGCAAGTAGAGTTGAAAGTGAACGATAAAAGCGTTCGAGTTGAAATGACGGAGGAACAGTTGAAAGAGCTGGGATTGATTGAGGAACAACGAACAGGATATGAGAGGGTTAAAAAAGGTGAAATGTATTATCTTGTCGATATATACAATAATATAATGAGAGTTACAGAAGATAATGACCAAGGCGATAAGCAATGTTATAGCACAGGAAACTATTACAGTGACAAGATAATTTCCGAGAACAATGCTCATGCAGACAGATTGCTCCGTCAACTAAGACGATGGCAGGCACAAAACGACGAGGTTATTTCCAAAGAAGATTGGGAAGACCAGGGCCTTAAAAAATATTCTATCATATATGACTATTCTAGTAATGTGTTTTATGCAGGTAGGACTTGGTGGATGAGAGGGCCGAATAATATATACTTCAAATCAAGAGAAAAAGCCGAAGAGGCTATTGAAGTGTTCAAAGATGAACTGCTATGGTATTTTACCGAGTATGTTCAGAGATTAGACGAGGTACAAAATGGTTAAAGAACAATTATGTTGGGCGTGTCAGAAAGCTTGTGGCGATTGTTCGTGGAGCAGCTGCTTTCAACCTGTGGAGGGTTGGACTGCTGAAAAGGTACACCGCAAGACGTATGATTC